AACAGCAGCATCGTTACGAAGCTCTGCAACACCGTAGAGGGTGTCAGCAGTGTACAACGTAGCAAGGTACTCTTGCTTGTACTGAGCTTGCGAACGAACAGCCATTTGCTCTGCAAGAACCATGGAGTCCTTGTGGAACATCAAGCAAGCACGAGGAGCCGTACCAGACGAGCTATAAGCAGTGTCAGCGTTGCTAGAAACAAACACTTTAACACCGTACACATCACCAATCTGACCATTACGGATGGTGTTGTTGTTGCCCTGCTCACCAACGAAAGCCTGCTCAGTAAAGCGAGCAAGACCCATGAGGGTGTTACGTGCAACAGGAGGAATCACCAAGTAACGGCTATCTTGAGGAACGTTAGCATCATCAAGACGCTGGATCGAACGACGAATTGCTGCGTCAGTCAATGCAGTTGCGTTACCAGCACCAGCACCGCCTACGAAGGCTGTAGTGCCATCACCGCCGATGAAGGCAGTAGACGTACCGGACACACTGTAGTCGCCAGTAGCGCCAGCAGCGTGAGTACCTTGGAAGAGACGACCGATCTGGATAAGATCGCTGTCAACCTGGGTAGCAAGAGCGTAACCAGCATCTTCCGTGTAGAAACGACGAAGCGAAGCAAGCGCCTGAACTTCAACGATGTCCTCGATGAGGCGTGAGTATTCGTAGTGCTTGTTGATGCTGACCTGTACTTCTGACTCAACGTTAGCCTGAATCGTAACAGCAGTGTTAGCTGCTTTAGCGAAGGCTGCGCCACGGGTGGGGCTAGGAATATGAAGCGTATCGCCTTTCTTACCACGCATCGTCATCTTGTTGACGAGGTTCGCCATAACAAGATTCTTTTTGTAGGAAGCGATGATTTCGTCTGACCAAATTTCTGGGATAAATTTATCCGCATTGGTCTTGTTAACAATGGAGGAACTACCTCCAGGATAAGCTGCTGATGCCATTTTAAGTCCTTTAAGTTAAGTTATCGGACCCTACCTTCGTTATATGCTGAGATGATGTCATCTTGTAAGGACATATAACGCTCAGGGTCAGTCATTTGGAGCCGAATAAGATCTGCTCGACGATATATTTTCTTGCTCGTTTCACCAGTAGCGCCATCAACGGCTACGGTAGCTGCTTTTAGTGTTTGATTACGTTGATCCTGTAGTTGCTGTGCTGCTTGCTGAACAGTATCCTGTTTAGCTTTCTTCAGTGCTTTGAAGTTAGACAACAACTCATTTGCTGAATCAAAATCAAACTGCTTATCTGCTGCTGCGTAGAGTCTCTGACGAACAGGTGACTCATTAACCCAACCAGCAAACTCTGGATCAGCGATCACTTGAGTATAATCTGGATGTGTTTGAGCTAGCCTGTTTGCTGTTTGCATCCTAGCCATTTGTGCTGCTGCTTGCTGGGCTTGCATCACTGCTGGATGGGAGGAAACCGCTTTATTTACTGCCTTAACAGGATCGGCAAAGAAGTCAGTATCATCTTCGACGGCTTTAACAGGTTGTTCCTGTGGTGTGATTTGTCTCTTGATGAGTTCATCAGCGAGTTTACGTACTTCACCAACTTCCTGTGCTTGACGACCAATAAGCTTTTCAGCTTCTTGATGCATCTTAATAATGTCATCCAGTGATTTACCCTTATACTTCTCAGGGATCGCTGGTTCTTCAGGTGTTGGTGGAGCTTCAGCCTTTACTTCTTCAGCTTGAAACTCGTCTTGTACATCATCAATAGAATCTACAAATTCAGCCATCTGCTTCTCCTAGTCGGGATAACCCAATTGTTAGGAATTAAAAGGAATCTAAGCTACCCTTCATAAAAGGACTTAGATCTTGCTACTTTAGTTGCCTGTTCGTGAACCGTAGCCCATCGACTATAAGCAGTTGGAAAAGCTCCAGTGATACCTTCTAGTTTGCTTCTCGGTGCTGCTAGTTGTCTATAAGCTAGTTTGTCACAATGTGGGCATTGCACATATTCAACAGAATGATCAACAAAGTGTTCGCTTAGATGTCCATCTTCGCATTGAAAATCATTCATTAATCTCATTCGTTATATCCTCGTAGGCTTTTTCCCAGACTTGTTCCATCGTCAGGAGCCAATCTAAAGCTTTAATTTGACCTTTACGCTCTTGCAATTCATTACCATCAGAGATGGTTGTAATGTCAGCAACAGCGTTTCTGTATTCTTTAGCGTCTTCCAGAAGTGTTTTCCATCCTGGATGACTCATTAAATCAAATCGTTCTTCGTAGTACTTTGTAAGTTTTACTTGATCCATTGTTGTTATTATACCACACTTTTTTTAATTTGTCAAGTCAATTCATCATATCTTGTTTACTTTGTTCTTTGACAATGTTTAGCTTATTGTCAATGTCCTTTTCTTTAAGTAGTAGTTCAGCAATCTTTACACGTCTTTCAAACTCTCTGTTAGGGTCATCAATGTTAGTAGAGGCTGCCTGTACTACATCAACTTTAAGCTTCTCAGGCATCAATTGAGCCTCCATAGCGGCTTTCTGAGCCTCTGCTGTAGCTTTCTGTGCTCTAGCTTGTTTTTCCTGTACAGAAGCCTGTGCATCCGCTAATTGAAGCTGTGTAGCCTGCATTTGAACCTGTTGTTGCTCAGGATTAGGCTGTGTTAGCTGCTGAAGTTGCTGTAATAGGCTTTCACGGTTAGGTAATGACGAGTATTCAACGATACCTTGCAGCAATAACGGTACAATGGGGCTGTTTGGTCCTAGTGTAGACATCATTGCCATCATTTGAGCCTGTTCAAACTCTCTAGCAACCATACCCAGAGTACCTGTTGGGATAAATTCAAAGTCTTTTACAGGATAACGCTCTGGTGCAAACTGCATATAGCGCCATGCAGCCTTTTGAACGAACGGAATAAGGAAATCTTCTTGGAAATTGACCAATGAACGTTTGTTTTTCTTGATGATACCGCTAACAGCCATGGCTAAACCAGCTGCTGCTGCGTCTCCACCACTAACTTGAGCTGGTAAATTAGCTGTGTCAAGGGTTCCTGTAGCCTGTAGCATCATTCTTTCGAAGATTTGAGCTGTTTCGATGTTAGCTTTGTCTGTAACACCGAACTTAAAGGGCTGTAGGATCTCTTGAGGGTTACCATTGACAAGAATATTCTTACCAGGACGTATCTCAAACTTCTGTCCACGAGGCATTCTAGAGGCATCTATAGCCATCATAGGGGCTGCTGTAAGCCCTAAAGAGTCAACATGGCTACGAATCTGTGCATCCACAGCCTTTTGCATGTTGTAGGCCTTCTCAGCCGTTCCACGACCCCAGAAACGACCAGGAACACTGTCAGCTTGGTAAGCAACAACAGGTCTGTCTTGCATCATGAAAGGGTTTTCTTCACCTTTCAGGAGTACTTCACCGTTAGCAATAACGATAAGAGCCTCTACCATCTCTGAATAGAGTTCATCGTCTGTTGTTGTACTATCTTCAGGGTTTTCTAGTAGCTTCTTAGGTACTAAGCCATAGTAACGAAGTAAGAGTACTTTGTCTTGTTGATAGTATGTTAGATCCTGATTAGGCTCTAGATCTGTATCTAAGTAAGCATCACCAATCGCTACTTTCTTATAAACACCATCTTCCATGCCTTTGATAACAGCATGTCTTCCGACATACTCTTCAATAGCACAACCCATCGCATCATCAATACTTGTTGCGTTAGGATCAATTAAAAAGTTACGTGGATTGATTGGTTTTAAGTCTACGGACACTCTGTACGATGTATTAACACCGATCATCCTCAGTCCAGGCTGTGCTGTGGGCTGTGTTGCTGGTGCTAGGTTCTTCTTTTGTTTGACAATCAATTCACCGATACCAGTGCCATAGACCTCAGCTAAGGTCATAACTTGACCAATGTTCTTACGTACTTTATCTTTCTTAAAGTCTTCAGACAATAAAGACTTCATGGCTTCAACGTCTGTCTTGTCTTGATCACTGACATCATCACTGATATCAAAGAACACACCTTTAGCGAACACAGCTTCTTCTAGATCAGCTTGTTTGTTATCTACTGCTTGCTGCAGTGCTGGTGAAATCAGTTTAGAACGTTCAGTGCCTCTGGTCTTATCTTCATCAGCCCAAAGACCACGCCATAGACGTTCATACTCGTCCCAACGCTCTAGGAAGTTTTCATCTCTGTAGTTACGCCAATCGTTACATCGATCCATAACAAATGCTACAAGAGCATTCTGAGGAGAGATTTCAGATTCAAATTTCATTGTCACCAACCTATCGTAGTGTCTAGGACTTCATACTCTTCTTGGTCCAGATTCTGATTCCAATCCGCTACTTGAATCTGGTCAATGTAACTTAACGCATCAATTAAGTCATCATGTGTCTTAGGATCAGGGAACTGCATAAGTTGATCTACAAACTTATTATTCCAATCACCTTCATTCAACACAATCCTACCGTGTTCAAAGCGTCCCTGTAATGACCAAACAATCCTATCTGCTTTCTTCTTATTACCGTGTGTTAGCTCTTCAATGCGAGGATAATAATTTAATCTTCTCATCAAATCATTCATATAAGGCATCACTGCATTCTTCAGTGAACCTTTCTCAATCCCTACTGCATTAACTCTGTAGTCCTTTGCAGCCTTTAGAATCCTCACTGCTGTTTCTCGGACATCCCATCTACCGTGTTGAATGTCAGCAACCCACCAGCCTTTAGTATTGATCTTGAATAGCTATCGCTGTGTCATCAAGCTTTTTATTCTTCGTTTGATTCGTCTGAGATGAATCGCTGAAACCACATAGATCCACCGCAATAAAGTAGTTACCTTCTTCCGGCTCTTCTTCACTGATCTTAATCCATTCATCTTTGAAGATCTCCGACTGTGCTGCCTCAAACGAAGCCATAAACTCTTGTCTAAAAGCAAAGCTAGACATCGAACCTCTAGCTGCTTCAATCTCTAAAGGATCTAACAATGGATTATCAAAGCTAGTGAAGTGCCAAGACTTGTAATCTTTATCTTTACCTGAATCACCTACTTTGTACAATTCATAAAAGTGATTCCTACCCATTGGTGTTCCAATGAACATTGCTCTACCCTTCTGATCCGCTAAAGCAGGTCTAAGGATTTGTTCGAACACCTGTGGCTTCATGTCTGCGTACTCATCCATCACTAAGTACTTCAAACTAACACCACGCATAGTCTCTGGTCTGTCAGCACCCTTTAGCGATATCATTGCACCGTTGATCAACGTAATCTGCATGTTATTGACATGACTATTCTTGATCACTGTATGGCCTAGCTCTAACAGCGTAGACCACATAATATCCCTAGCTTGTCCCTGTGTTGGGGCTACATACCAGACATGGCCTTTCTCAGTCTGTAGTGCCTCAATAATCAATGTCCAAGCAGCTAACCTTGATTTACCTGTACGTCTACCAGCAGCGATGATCTTAAACCTTGCTGGATCTTTGAAGACCTCTTGCTGCCAAGGAAGAAGAGATACCGTCAAATTACTCATTCTTCTTCTTTATCGTAATCAATTAGTGTAGTCTCAACGTCTACAGGCTCATGTTCAATCATCTCAACTGGTTTGTCGTTAATACCAGTGATGTTTATAGTGATTGCTTTAGCCCCTGATGCTGTTCCTTTATCCTCAAAGTAAGATACTGGAAGCATTCGATCCATACACATCTTAAGCGCTGCAATCTGATCCTTATCATTATCATCTAATGCTTTATGTACTATCTTTCTGATAATCGCATTAGAGTGTGTCAGCAACAGCGAAGCAGTGAACTCTTTAATCCTTGCTGCTTCTCCTGGTGGTCTACCTCTTTTCTCTCTCTTAATGTACTTCTGTACTTCTTCCTTCTTAGGACGACCTCTAGATCTCTTCTTTTTCGCAGGCACTTTCTTCTCTTCATTGACTGCCAAGACATCCTGGCTGACCGATGAAGGTAGCGAACAATCCTCAGTAGGAGAAGTAATTTTAATTTCTGACATCAGATCCCTCTATATAGTTTCTCTGCTGAAAGCAGGACTTTAGGGTGTATATAATTTTATGTATCTCTACAATGTAGTCAGTATGAAGTTAGTATGTAGTAAGTATAAAGTAAGTTTTATTTATTGTTTGTACA